ATCTATCATTCAAGCTTCCTCCATTCACTGCACAATTATATACATCTAAAAATTCCCTAGTTAATTTTAATATCGGACTTTTACAACCTTTCGTTTCATACATCAATTTTTGTTCTTCACTAGCTCTTGCGATTCGGTTATTTATTATAATGGTCTGCTCAAACACTTTACTGAATTTATATTTTTCTCTTATTTCACGTAATTTCTCATCATGATATCCGCCTGATCCCTTTTGTACAAGGTTCGCTATAATACCAAGTCTTTGTATTTTCGCATTTTTTGTTCTGCGATTATTAAATTTTCCAACAATCTTTTCAAACAGTGATAAGCCTATTGTAGATAAATAATCTGGCTTGATTATTAACAAATAAAAATCAGAGGCTTTAAATGCAGAGGTCGTATATACTGACTGCGTAGGCGGACAATCAATGAAAATAAAATCATACTTATCTCTCAAACTGGCATTATCTATAAATAAATTTAATGTATCTGTTGCTGTTCCATCTGTATCAACTATATTTGTCATTCTTAAATCGCCACATATCAAATCTAAGTTTTCTCTTACATTATATATAATTTTCTCACTTATAGAACTTTCAGAGCTTGAAACTGAATCTGGTTCTTCTCCGCTAATACCGTACAAATCATCTTCTGCACTATCCTTATAAAGCCAGTAAATAGTTTCCTTTTCTGTATATTTATCATCAATCACTTTTTGAATATTTTGAGGATTTAATAAATATTGTGTAGCATTCATTTGTGGATCAATATCAATCAATAATATTTTTTTACCTTGATCAGCCAAACAACCGGCTATATTTACACAAACTGTTGTTTTTCCAACTCCACCTTTCATATTCATGAAAGATATAATATTTCTTTCCATTTGTTTCCTCCGTAAAACATTTTTCTTTATTTTACAATATATAACAAAAAATACCCCACATTTCTGTGGAGTACCTTCTGAAAAAATGTTTTACAAAGGAAAACTACTTATCCTGTCTTCTCAATTTTAAATTTTAACACACTTCATCGTAACATGTGTAACATTCGTAACAAACTTTCATTTTTCTTCAAAAAATCTTTTAAGTTCCATCTTTAACCCTCCGGAGGTACTTCCTTTCATCCGATCGGCTACTTCTTCCCATGTAAGTTTTTTCTCATATCGAAAGCGGATAATTCTCTGGATACGGATTGGTGCCTGGTTAATGACTTCTAGTGCCTGCAGTCTGACGCTGTTTGCTTTTTCTCTCCGCTTAGAAAGAATATCCCTTTCTTTCGTCAAGCGTTCATTGCGTTTCTCATCATACGCAAGCCCTTCGATGTTAAAGGACTGTTGTGTATATGGATGCTCATTCATGCTGCCTTTTACCTTGTCAGAAGTGACTACAGACTGTTTCTGTTCAAGCTCTGCAATATCATCCTCCGTCTCTCTGACTAGCTCGCAGGCATCTACATAATCATTGAGAACCTGTTTTATGTTCAAGATAACCACCTCCTGCTATCTATAAATCTTGCCTGTTTTCTTGTCTCTGAGTTTAATCCGTCCGAATACTTCAAGTTCATCTATTGCTGCCACCGCTTTCATTGCATTTATTGTTCTTGTCACTGAATCCGGCGACTTATCCGCTGCCTTAATCGCATCATGAGCTGTCTTGTCTTTATAGTGTTCGTGATTTCGTGTATCCATCCTACCACCTCACTTATTAAGTATGCAAAATACAAATCCTGTATAAATTATCGCTACTATGATTACTATTGCTTCTGTTATACTCATTCTTGCTCCATTTCTAATTGTCTTCTTGTTTCTTTTCTCAGACCTTTAATACAACAAACCGCTGCCCCGCCAATCTTTACATTAAACCAGCTACATTCTGTACAAATCTGGCCTAAACCGCCTGTGTCATAACATGCTTTGTAGTCTTCCGCCATTTCTTTTGACACATGCAATCTCACTTCCACATGCGGTGCTGGAAAAATTTTAATTGTTTTTGCTTTCTTCATTTAATCGTCCCTTTCTTTTACTTTACAAATAAACTGGTTATTATTTCTTGTGTATAATGTTTTTTTGTCAAGTATCTCTTATTTTTCATGTTATTTTGTAAATTTCCGCTTATATATGCTCATGCAACTCCGGTGGTCCGAACGACTGAGGCTCCAGCTCCATCAAAACATTATATCTCTCAACATGTTCATCCGGTGCAATCTCATCATTCATAAGCTCCTGCTCCAACTTATCATATTCAGCATCTATTCTCTCTTTAAACTCCTGACGGCTTATTTGTCCTTCAACGAGCATGCGTTCTAAAACTCTGTATTCGTTACTCATAATTTACTTTTTCCTCTTATTCACCTGTTTCGTATGCTCCGCCACTCTCTTGCAGCCAGCTTTCCATCTCTGGTAGGCTTTACCTTGCTTACATGGCTGATTCATTCCCTCACAACGGTCTCTTTCGGGACATTTCACACATGGATTAATCATCTGTTTGCTCCTTTCCTCTTATTCAGCTTCTCTGCATATTGTTTTAATAAAATATCACAATCTACAGAGCAACCTTCCTGACAAAATTTTTCTACTTCCTTGTCTGTTAATCCGTATTCCTCTTGCTTATTTTCGAATAATATTTGACATGATCCTGTCATAATACTAATCTCTCCTCGTCTTTCATAGAATCATCTGGTCTATACGGTTCTGGCAGCGGCATCCATGCTGTTACAAAACAACCTAAAGATGCATATGTTCTGCCTGTAAATGGAGCATAAAAAGCTCCTCCCTCATCATCTACTTTCCAAGTGCCTACAAGCGGCTCCTGCTTCTCATTTGCAAATGATAACAATACATGTTCTCCGTTCTGGGGTGTTTTTTCTTCTAACGGTATCCATTCACAAATTTTAGGCTGCTCTTCAATCAGCTTAATTACGTTTGTGCCTACAAGTAATCTCTCTTCACATTCCTTAATGAGTCTTTTTTCGTCAATCATCTCTTTCTTCTCCTTTCTGCAGCTTTTCGCATATCTTCCCAATCCTTTCTTAAGTCTTCTGGAAATACTTCCGGATTAACTATTTCTTTTCTGGCTTCCAGCTCTGCTCTAATAAACTTTTGTTTTGTTGTTTCTGTTTTTGCCTTTTCTAAGAGATGCAATGCAGTCTCTAAATCTTTCTCGGTAAACTTAGGATCGCATAGGAAAGATGCTATATAAGGAGGCTCTGCGTCCAAATCATGAAGGCTACGCTCAATAATTTTTCTCACGTTATCCGTATAAAGTTCTAACGGAATATCTATCTTAACTTTCTTCATTGTTTCCTTTCTCCCCGACAGAAGTCGGGGAATCAATGGCATATAGCTCCGTGTTGTATCATGGAGCGGTCAACAAGTTACTGCAATGTGTATCTATCCTTAACCCCGGAGGGCGTCCAGCTTTTTCACCTTCCTGGCAATTCGCTTTGCACTGCGTTCTGTATTTCTTCGATGCTGTCTGCTGGCATAGGGAACTGCCTGTTTTCGTGCCGGCTCTTTGTGCTTCACATCTTTATCATTCATCCGGATAGCATATTCAAGACCTGTCTCTTTTTTTAATGCGTCTATCATCTCCAGCCAGGTAACATAATCCTCCATCAGGCACTCTGTCTTAAAATCAAACCGTTTACGGAAACGCTCTATCCTGGCTGCTCCGAATCCAAATTCATCATGTAATGTCATTGCTGTTAAGATATTTACAGTATCCAGTGTCTGATTCTTTATGTTCTCTACCGCCTTATCTACAGCAGAGCGGCTGACTCCAATCGGAATCCCGGTAATGCCTCTCATACGAAGTTCTTCTTCTAGTCCTTCGATTCCTTTTTTCTTTGCAACTTCTAGTGCATAAGACATACCTTCCTGTCTTGCACGTTCCAATTTATCTATCCTTGCCACTTTAATTGCCTCCCGTAAGTTTTTTCTCTATCGCTGCATAATCATAATCTCTGCCCTCGAAATTATGAAAATTGTTGTTGCCTGGTTTATTAGCTTTCCCGGAGCTCCTGCCTGATGAGCTGCTTTTCTTCTTCGTCAAAGGATAAAATCCCTTCCAGCCTCTGATAAATGCTGTCTTACAGATTAGGATTCTTTCCTGTTCATCCTTCCCCAAGGAAGAAAGTTCCTGCCTCAGTGCTTCTATCTGTTCTTTCATCAACGGGGTACGCTGCTGCTGATTTCTCATCAAGATATATTTTTCAAAGGCATCGTTAAGTTCCGGATTGCTATAATATATATAAGTATTATTTTCTTTTATTTTATTTTGTTGAATATCTGCATCATTTATCGTCTTTTCTGTTGCAGAAATCGTTGTTTCTGTTGCAGAAATAGGATTTTGGGGTGCATTTAATAAAGGTTGATCGTTTTTATCAATCAACCGATATTTATCTTTATTGACTTTGTTCCTAACAGTCACTGAATCGTAGCGTCGCTGAATTCCAGCAGAGGTGATAATATTTTGATTAAGGAGGGTTTTATCAAACAGCCCTATATCCGCACAATAATAAATCACTTGCAACACAAAGTCTTTTTTCTTTACCCAGCGGTTCCCGATGGTTTTGATTATTTTTACCGCTAACTGCTCCATACTGGGAACCTCTAAGTAATAACCTTCATGATAAATCATGCAAAGCAGCACATCATAAATCGTCTGCCCTAATGGACCATACTCATTCATCAGGTCCATGATTTTAAAATCATCATAATAATCAACATCTTTAGAAAAGTAACTAAGCCCTGTCTTGACTTTGCGGCCCATTAAGCCACCGCCTTTCTCATATGCTGCTTATAGCGACCTCCACTCTTGGAGAGTCTGAATAAAATTTCTCTACAGACAGCGAAACAATCTGCGTATCGTCATGATAAGCGACCTTGTTTAACGCATCTAAGATACTCTTTATAACATTATCTAAATCCGGCTTCTTTGTCGGCCGGATAAGACCGGCAAGCATCTGCTGCCGCTTTTTCTTACTGGTGCTCTTTGCTATCGGGTAATAAGCAATGATCGTAGCCCGAAGCTCCTCATCTGCACCAAAAGGATTTACTCCAGTCTGGTAATAGCAAGTCTTTATCAGATTCTCATAAAGTACCGTTCCATCCGGAGTATAGGAAAATGTACGACCATCCTTTGTTCGGACAGTCCGGGCCCTGGCCTTTCCTTTCGGAGGGCCGGGCACTGTAAAACTGACACTACTCATTGCTCACACTTTCATTTTCTGATGTTTCATCAGAAGGCACTTCGCTATACTCTGCATCTACCGTCTCTACTTCCTGCTCGTTTACAACCTCCGACATATCGACAGATAACTCTGATTTGATGCTTTCATCCGAAGTAATCGCTCTGGCAAAGTCGGCTTTCACTGGTGCATATTTAAGAACTTTCTTAATTACTGTCTTCTTTGCCATTTCCTCATAATTTTTCTTCCAAGGAGAATAGCTGCTAGAAAAAGACTGACTATACTTTCTTGCGTGCTGATCGATATCTTCTTTGCTCATCACTTCGAAGCCAAAACCACCGTTTTTAGACTTCCAGAAGGCGTATACAAGGAGAAGCTCCCCTCTATCTCTCGCAGCTGGTTTATGTACAAGCTTCGGATTTAATCCAAGTTCATATTCAAACTCATCATTCCCATAAACACAATGAGCCTGTACCGTCTGGATATCCTCATTTCTGTATACCATATCAATCATTCCGCGGTACCCAATCTGGAACTGACATTCTAATCTTCCTTTATTCTTAAACGGAATCAAATAGGCCTGTCCAAGTGGGGTGTTTGGTTCTAATCCAAGCTGTGCTGCGTTCATCAGTGCAGATAAAAATGTAATCTGACTACACTCTGCAAGTTTCGGAGTTGTATTAACTGCTGAAAGAGCCATTCTTGTAAATCTTTCTGGTGTGATTACTTTCGGAAGGGCTTTTTCAATTTCTGGCTTCATTGCATTAATCATATCCGCAATGTTCATGCCCTTTGTAAGCTTTGTTTTCTGGTTATTCTTTTCGACTAACTGTTCTTTTACTCCCATGTTAAATCCTCCTTATGCAATGCCTTTTACAGTGAATCGTCTGCTTTTTCCTACATTAATACAGTCTTTATAAACTTCTGGATACTCTGACTTCAATTTCTTTGTATCAACTCGCTTACTCTCTACTGTTTTCCACTTCACTTCATATGAGTTACTATATGCCGTTTCTGCTTCTTGCATATATTGCTTAACTTCTTGCTCAATCTGTTTCTTCTCTGCTCCGAGTTTCTTTTCTAATACGGTGATTTCTTCTCTTCTTTTCAAAGCTTCATCATATGTAGTAATATCAACAGATTGCTCTGGATCACTGTCTGCATATCTGGAATTGATATAAGAATCTACAGAAGAAGAACCATCTGGCGCCGGCATAACATTTGCAATTACGTTATTCTGCCAGAAATCTTTTTCCAGCTCTTCAATCGTGGCAATCAGTTCCTCATCTCGCTCGATGCGATGCCAGATAAACTCCTTGCCAAGAATTACACAGGCAATATACCAAGCATCTGCTCCGGTTACTGCCATATAGTGATTACATTGCACTTCATATTCTGGCGGGATAGAACCGTCTGCCCATTTATCTGCAGAAAAAGCCGATGCTGTTTTACATTCAAGTCCTGCATTTTCCCCAACGACCAGGCGGTCTACATTGGCAAGCATAAAAGGAAGTTCGGAATGAGAAAATATCGCATTTGCCCGTCTTACTTTCTTTCCGGTTTCCTCACAAAATCTTTCTGCTACATACTGCTCCAGATCTCGTCCCTGTCTCATTGCTTCGTTATCAAACTCTGATGTCTGTTCTGCAGTCTTGTCTAAAAATACGGATACAGCACTTCTATATTTATTTACCCCACAGATAGCTCCGGCATCGGAACCACCGATGCCTTTCTTTCGATAACGCAGCCATTCTTCATGTGGCATTTCTAAAGTACTTACTACTTTATTTAACTTCATATTGCTTACCATCCTTTCTATACTGTCTCCAGAAAACTAAAACGCTGCATTAACATCTGCATCTTTTCTTCCAATTCTCCAACACCCTCTAAATTTTCTATGCGCCCCCCTGCCGGTTGCGCCAAAATAACATCGCCTAAAACTGGTATACCAGTTTTGACATAACCGTACAAAAAGGAGGCTACTGCATTTGCGCTTGGACAAAAACCATTTACATCTTTAGGTTTGTAACCGTTTTTATCCAACATCATAAGAACGGGGCACTTAAAAAAATCATACAACTCATTTGTTGTAACTACTTCTACAGGACCGCCCATGGCATCCATGATCGCTCTATTGTTGCTAAAATCCACATCCACGATAGAAATCTTATTATCTGCGGTTATCTTAATTGTCTTCATTTCGACACCTCGTTTTTCTTTAAATCTTTTGCAATCCACCACTCCAGTGCAGCTTTCCGCTTTAAGAGGCGGGGTGATGTAGGCTGTAGTTCGAGAGCAGTTTCTGTTTGGTTGTACTTGTGTAATACAAAATTAATTGTCATGTTTCTCACCTGCCAGTTTTTCAAGATACAAAATGCATTCATTATATGTAGCTTTCTGCTCCTCTGGTGCGTTATTATGCATATAAAATTGCTTATCCCATTCTTTTTCCTCAGAGATTTCGCCCTCCATAGCAATTACTTCTGTCGAGTAGTTACTATGTCTAAAAATGACATGATTTCCCGCCTGCTGTGCTGCGTGTATTTTTTCAAGCAAAAACTTAACATCATCTAAGTTCAAAGTCTTTTCTTCCTCGTTCATAATTTTCTCCTTCCATTTTTCTGGTTTTGTGTTACAATTTAGTTGAGTTATTTTCTATGCGCCTGTTGGAGTTGCCGCTTCGCAGGTGCATTTTTTATATTCTTCCAAATCTATTCCCTGCGCTTTAGCAAACGTAATGGCATTAATAAAATAGATAGGTCTTTTCTTGTTTCTCCCTGGCAAAGCCTGCGCCCATGAATACATACCCTGCTGAATAGCAAGTGCAAGTGCTCGCTGTGACACGCCCATGATTCCAGCCGTCTCCGTGAGTGTAAGTCGCGGAATCTTAGGATATGGTATACTTGGTTCTTTGAAGTTTTCGTTTCCAAAGTAATCTTCTGGCATCCCTATTGCTGTAGCAATCACGCCCTGTCTCTTCTTGGATGGTATGTTTTTGCCTGATAGATACTGACAGATAGAACTTTTATTTATGCCTGTTAATCTGGATAGCTCTGCCTGAGATATATTCTGTTCTGAAAGTATGTATTTTAACTTTTGAGAAAATGTCATGATTTCACCTCCTCTCCAACTATTCTTGACTTTTCATAAATTCTCTCATATTCTTTTTATACAGGACGCTGGCACGTCCAAGTACGAAAGAAAGGAGTTATTATTGTGAATGATGATTTAATAAAATCTGATAACTGGAAAACTTCTGACACGAAAGCTTTAATCTCTGAGCTTCGTAATTCGTTATCAGTACAAGCGTTGCCTGCTTCTAGTATAGGGAAATCAATT